TCATGAGCCGCAAGAGCTTCCAGCTCTACTACCAGTTCCTCGCAGCAAATAGCAACAACCCCGTGTTGGCTACTGAGATGGCGAAGTTCTACCTCGGCTACGAAATCATCACCCCTGCTGGTTTCCCTGACGACACTTTGGTAGGGTCACGGATTGACAACCTGTACTTCGGTACAAACGTGTTGACGGACCACACCGAGACTCGCTTCATCGACCTCCGCAACACAACTGGCGCAGACCAAACGCGTATTGTGATGTTGTTCGATGGAGGCACTCAGCTCGTAGACGAGGCGTCTATGGCTGTCATGCGTCGCGTAGAGTCGTAAACCTAACCGAAGCACGGAGGGGGGAGGCTCAACAGGTGCCTCTCCCCTTGCTTCACTAACCCACTTCAACAATGGCTTGTAGCTTAACACTCACAGGACGTTCTCGTCCATGCCGTAACGCCCTTGGAGGGGTCAAAAAGGTATGGTTCGCGGATGGTGCGCAGGGCGATAACTTTTGGGATGACATCGCAGCCGATGGCGAATGCGAAGACACCCAAGCAGCTCAGGACTTCTACTCGTACTTCAGCCCTAAGAACAGCTCGTCTTTCACACAGACGGTGAATGCCTCCATCGAGAACGGCACCGTCTTCTATGGCCAGTCGCTTACGCTGGTCCTCAACAACATCACAGCAGCGGACATCGCTACCCTTGAAAATATGGGGAAGGGACGCCTCGCTATCGTGGTGCAAGACAACAACGACAACTACTTCGTGATGGGCCATCAGAACGGCTGCCTTCTTACAGGCGGCTCAGGGGCCACAGGAGCAGCTCTCGGGGACCTCAATGGGTTCACCCTTGAGTTCACTGCCGAAGAGTTCGACAACGCCCCCCTGATGCCTACAGACGCATCGGGAGACCCTGACACCACTAACGCAACATTCAACTGATGGCTTGCTCACTAACACTCCAAGGCCGCGCCTTGCCATGCCGTGATTCGGTTGGCGGTGTGCGCAACGTATGGATTCTGACCAACTACAACTCCACTGGTAACGGGGAATTCGTCGACTCCCTGTATGTCGGACCCGTAGCGGGTGCGATTGCAGGCACACCCCTCGCGTCTGTGTACAAGGACTACCTCAGCCCTCGTAACGTCAGCACCTTCACGCAGAATGTCAGCGCAAGCGCAGAGAACGGAATCGTCTTCTACACGCAAGTTTTGTCACTCGTTTTGGCCAAGCCCGTAGCGGCTGACCTCATCGAGCTGAGAAACTTACGCAAAGGCCGTTTGGCCATCATCGTAGAGGACAACAACGGACGCAAGTTTGTGATGGGCCACACCCAAGGCTCAGAGCTTTCAGGTGGCTCGTTGGCTACTGGAACCGCGAAGGGAGACCTCAACGGATATACGTTGGAGTTCACCGCAGAGGAGCAAACCCCTGCACCTTTTGTCGGTACTGGAACAAACATGACCTTCACCCCGACTGCCTAATTGGACACCGAGGCGCAACCTTGGGACCGATATAGTTACAAAAGGAGGGGGAGGGCGTAGGCTCTTCCCCTTTCTGTTCTCATGATACACCTTCTACCAAATACAAGCAGCCAAGTCGCGTACTTCTCGCCCTTCTCAGGGCGCAAGTTCCTGCCTGCCTTTACCGATTACCTGCTGGTCGTGGTCAATCAGGCCACTGAGGAAACGACAGCCTGCATCTTGGATGTTGTCATTGACAATGCACGATACACAAAGGTTGACATAGGCACCTCAGCAGAGGACGCAGCAGGCGGGACAATGCTTCTGCCCGATAGCGGCCTGTACACGTACACCATCTACGGCCAAAACAGCGCAACCAACACAGACCCAACAGACGTTTCTGTCGTAGGTTCGTGTACAACGGGAACAATACGGCTGACCGCAAGTGCGGCATGGGACACCCCAGCCATTAGCATCCCTGATAACGTAATTTACTACGAATAATGGACCTTCTCAAGCTACAAGAATATCAGGAACGCTCCTACGCGGAGATGCCTTCACCGCACGGGTACATCAAGTACGGGGACGACAACCTGTACCCCCAGTACCTCATCGACCTGTACCAGAGTTCGGCCACCCACAACGCCCTATGCACGTCCATTGCGTACATGATATTTGGCGATGGGGTTCAGGCAGACACTTTGGAAGCGCGTCTCAAGGTGCAGGAGTGGAACCTCGACGACGAGGTACGCAAGGCTTGCCTCGACCTCAAGATTCAAGGCGGCTTTGCCCTTGAAATCATGTACAGCATCGACAGGACGACTATCGCTAAGGTGCGTCACTGCCCCTTCGAGAACATCCGCAGCGGAGAGGTCAATGACGACGAGAAGGTCGAGTTCTACTACTACTCCAAGGACTGGAACGACCGCAAGTGCGAGCCAGAACTCGTGCGATGCTTCGCCCCTGACGAGGCCAACGAGTACCCGCACCAGATTCTGTACGTCAAGCCGTTCAGCGTGGGTTCGTACTACTACCCCAAGCCCGACTACATCGGCTCTGTCAGCTACATCGAGCTGGACAAGGAGATAGGCACGTACCATATCAACAACATCAAGAACGGGCTGGCCCCTTCCTTCACGATTCACTTCAAGAACGGAGTGCCAGCACAGGAGGAGCGCAACAAGATTCGCAACGACATCGAAAGGCAGCTGTCAGGAGCCACCAACGCGGGTAAGTTCATCGTGACGTACAGCGACAGCCCCGACAGGAAACCCGACTTCGAGCCTTTCCCCCTGTCTGACGCTGACAAGCAGTACCAGTTCCTCTCTACGGAGGTGTCGGACAAAATCATGGTCGGACACCGCGTGGTGTCTTCCGCTATGTTTGGCGTGAAGACGGCTGGGCAACTCGGCAACACGCAAGAGCTTGAAATCGCATCGGAGCTTTTTGACAAGCAAGTCATCAAGCCGTATCAGCGTGTGCTGAAGCAGGCCGTGGAGAGCATTTTGCAAGCCGCTGGCACACCTGCCGTGGTTACTACTAAGGTGGTCGAGACAGACGCAGAAATCATCGAGGACCCTGACGCAAATACACAGCTCAGCGAAAACGCCCTCAACCTCGCCTGTGATATGTTGTTGCAGATGGGAGAGGACGAGAGCATGGAAGGCTACGAACTCATCGACAGCCGCAGAGTGGACTACGACACGGAAGCTCAGCAGGACGCTATGTGGTCTTTTGCAAGGGTACCCAGCGGTAGGCCACAGGCTAAGAGCGAGCAGGACAACGAGCTGGTCAAGGTGCGATACGCATATATGCCCAAGGTGACAGGCTCACAGGGTACAGCTACGTACGAGAGCCGTGACTTCTGCAAGCGCATGGTACGCGCAGGCAACAGGGTGTGGCGCAAGGAGGACATCGAAGCCGCCTCAGGCGCAAATCCCGGATGGGGTCCTAATGGGTCAGACAACTACGACCTCTTCCTGTACAAGGGAGGGGGCAGCTGTCAGCACTTTTGGGAGCGCAGAACGTACCTGCGCAAGAACAACAAGAAGATAAGCGTGACACGCGCCCGAACCATCATCCGCGAGGCAGGCCTCGAACCTATGGAGCGCAACTCGCGTAAGGTAGCCAAGCGTCCACGCGACATGGCCAACAGGGGCTTCATCGAACCGCAAAACATCACAACACCGAAGTAATGGCACTCACCGCAGAAGTCCTATTCGTCAACCCTGACTACATGAAGCGCATCACCCAGCTCAATGGCGGGGTGGAGGAGGCCACTATGGTCCCTGCTATCATCCTTGCTCAGGACAAGTATATGCAGCAGTACCTCGGTACCGACCTGCTGAACAAGCTCAAGGCCGACATTGCAGGCAGTGGGCCAGCAGGCGACTACGCCACCCTGCTCGACAACTACGTGCGCAAGGCGACAGCGTGGTGGGCTATGGTGGAGATGCTACCGAACCTCTTTGTACAGCTCGACAACGGGGGCCTCGTCATCCGCACAGCAGAAAACACCTCAGCCATCAGCGAGGACGACCTGCACAGGGAAGTGGAACAGGCACGGCAGAACGCGCAGTTCTACACCACAAGGCTGGTCGACTACCTGAGGCAGAACAGCGGAGCCTTTCCAGAGTACAACAGCAACAGCGCAAACGACATGAGTCCCGAGACGCAGGTGTACTACCAGAACGGCATGACCATCAGCGGCACGGCTGGTGAAATCAACCCCACCCTTGCGGACTATCTGTACCGATGAACAGGGAGGAGAACGAGAAAGCCCTTCGAGCTTGGCTGGCCAAGCAGGAGCGCAAACCGAAGCAGAAGCCAAAAGCAAAGGACAAATGAGCACCGACATCTTCATCACACTTGTCCCTTCGCTTATGGCCGCTGTGGGTGTTTGGGTGTCAATGAACAGCGAGTTGGCGAAACTTAAAGGCCGCGTCTATCGTTTAGAAGATGACCAGAGCGAGCTGAAGGATATGCTCAAGGTGTGCATCGAAGGCATCCAAGAGCTGAAAATTTTGCTGGCTAAGAAAGGCATATAAAGAACCACGTTGAATGTACAAGTATTTCAAGCTGTCAGAGTTTGATTCGCCCGACCAAGAGGGCTCAGGAGAGATGATGGAGCCGTCCGTCATTGAAGCGTTAGACGTAGCGCGTGATATTGCGGGTTTCCCGTTTATCGTCCTGAGTGGCTTTCGTAGTGTCGCGCACAATCGCAAGCTCCTCAGTGACGGATACGCCGCCAGCACCAAAAGCTCACACCTCTTGGGGTGGGCAGTAGACATCGCAGTACCGAGCAGTCGGAAGCGGTTCATCATGGTCGAAGCCCTGCTCGATGCAGGCTTCACACGTTTCGGAATTGGGGAGGATTTTATCCATGTCGACATGGACCCACAGAAATCCCCCAACGTAATATGGACCTATTAAGAAAAAGCCGCACCATTCATCAGGTCAACACAGACCTCAAAAAGCGCAAAGGCACACAGCACTTCCTGTTCATCAGTGACATCCACTACGATGCTAAGAAGTGCGACAGAGAACTCCTGCACAGGCACCTTGACGAGGCTCAAGAGCTTGGGGCGGGGGTATTCATTTTTGGGGACCTGTTCGACCTTATGCAAGGCAGGTTTGACCCACGGGGCAACTATTCCGAACTGCGCCCTGAATACAAATCATGCGTGTATGTGGACGAGGTGATTCAAGACGTGGGCGAAAGGTTGGCCAAATACGCTGACGTAATCAAGTTCATCAGCAAAGGCAACCACGAAACGAACATCGAGAAGCGCATGATGGTCAGCCCCATAGACCGCGTAGCCCAAATCCTGAACGAAGCAGGGGGACACGTTGAAGTTGGCGGCTATGCGGGCTGGCTATGCGTGACAGCACACCGCAAGGGGGTTGCCAAGCAGCGGTTCAACATCCACTACCACCACGGGTATGGAGGAGGGGCCAAGCGTTCCAAGGGTGTACTGGGCATTGACATCGACCAGAAGGATTTCCCAGATGCTGACCTCATCCTCAGAGGCCATGACCATCAGAAGTGGTACCATCCCGTGACGATTGACCGCATCAACCAGCGCATGAAGCTCGAACAAAGGACCGTCCACCACATGAGGCTCGGTTCTTACAAGCAGCTTGGTGACAGGTGGGCAGGCTGGGCCACAGAGAAGAACTTCAGCACCCCCCGCCTCGGTGGGTGGTGGGCTGAGCTGCGCGAGGAGCGTGATTCTTACCGCTGGCAGGTGCGCGAAGCGAATTGAATCGTATATTCGACTGCACTCTTGCAGGTGTATAGTGACTTTGTTTCATGTTTGGGCGGCCTCACTTCGGTGGGGTCGCTTTTTTTTGTGCCTACGCAGGCCCTAAAAACATAGGGAAAACGAAAAAAAAGAAAAAAAAGTTGCACAAAAGTTTGGTGAGGAAAGAAAAGTTGCCCCATATTTGTCACATGCAAAACGAAACAAACACCCACACCATGAACACACCCTACAATCTCCAGCGCCTCGATTCCGTTATGCTGCGCTCCGCCCTTCAAAGCCTCGCACCAAAGATGGATGCCCACAGCCTCAAAATGTCAAACGCCATCGCCGCAGAGTTGAAACGCCGCGAAAGCTAAAAACACACAACACCATGAGCCAACAAGAACTCAACCAACTGCACGGCCTTTTGAGTAGTTTCAAGCGTACAATGATGACCAAAGAGCACACGATGGAAGACCTCCACGCTGTGTTGAATACGGCCTTCATCGTTTCAGAAACAAAGCCCAACGCCTAACCCCAACACTATGCGACCAACACCACAACACATCAAAGCCATCCTCGCCCAGCAGGGATACGGAGGCATCAGGAAAGCCATTCACGCCTCGTACTGGGATATGTACAAGGCAGGCTACAACAGCAAAGAGATGCTCATGGCCTTGCGGCAGGAGTTCGGTACCGAGGACGTGTACATCCGTCAAACCATTCAACACTACTTCTCATGAACAGCCTCAAGCCAAACGGCATCAGCCACACGACCTACCCTGACCAGCCTGCAACCGACTTCAACGAGTGGTCAGCGCATATCACCTCGCAGGAGGTGGCAAGGGACGCAGACGAGTTCAAACGCAAGTTCGACGAGCTGTGGAGCGACTTCAAGAACAGCATCCAGCGGGGAGCCTGAAAAAAAACTTTCAAGAAAAGCACAAAAAGATTTGGCAGGCAAGTTTGTTTGCCCTTTCTTTGTGTCATGAACAACGTGAAAACAACAAAAATTCATCCGGGCATATACAACTTGGATGTGACTACTGCAACAGGCGACCGATATAACGTGAAGTTGGAAAACGTCAAAGACGAGGTCGAAACTTCTGGCGGGTTCGTGTGGCACATTCAAGAACAGGCTGGGATGGTTGACTTTGCTTGTGGTGCATACCATCAAACAAAGCGGGAGGCCATCCGATTTTTGAAGAACGCGGAAGGGTACATTTTCGCCTAACCAAACACCATCACAAACACAAACAAACAACACTATGTACTACGACGAAAAACGACAAGAGCCACAGGTCAGGGACGTCCTGCCTATGCTCTCACGTCCCTTCATGCCTGA